AGATTCTCGTTTTCCTGACCTTGGAAAAGTTGCACTACTTTCATTTCCTCGTTACCCTGGAGACTTTATTTCAACACAATATGACAAAGTTATTTTAGAAAAAGATGTTATACATAAGACACACAAATTTATTATTAATGAAGATTTGCCAGAAGATATGGAAGGTAATTCTTTTGAAATTGAGTGGGATGAGGATGCAATTATTTCATACAAGTATCCAGGAGTATTTGCTCTTAAACGTCCAACATGGGAAGTTAATCCTACTCGCAAGATCGATGATTTTAAAATTGCATTTATGACAGACTTAGGTGATGCTATGCAACGCTTTGCATGTGTTCCAACACACTCTACTGATGCATTTTTTAAGCAGGTAGAAAAAATAAGAGCATGCATGACTTTAAGAAACCCAATAGATACACATAAAAGATTTGACGAAACATTTAAACCAGATCCAAATAAAAAATATTATATCCATGCAGACCTTGCACAAAAGCATGACAAATGTGCGGTTGCAATTGCACACGTAGAAAAATGGGTAAATATTCAGGTAATTAAAGATTATCAGCAAGTAGCACCTGTGGTCGTAGTAGATGCAGTAGTATATTGGGAGCCAAAGGTTGAAGGCCCAGTAAATCTTTCTGAAGTAAAATTGTGGATTCAGAATTTACGCAGACAGGGTTTTGATATTGGAATGGTTTCGTTTGACCGTTGGCAGTCATTTGATATTCAGAATGAATTAAAACAAGTTGGAATTAGAACCGAAACTGTTTCTATTGCAAAAAAACATTATGAAGATATGGCTATGCTAGTATATGAAGAAAGACTAATAATGCCTGCAATTGAACTTTTGTTTGAAGAGTTAACAGAGTTAAAAATTATGAAAAACAATAGAGTTGACCACCCAAGAAAATCTTCCAAGGACTTGGCAGATGCTGTGTGTGGAGCAATATTTGGGGCTATATCACATACCCCAAAAAATACAAATGAGGAGATAGAGATTCATACGTTTAGAGATAGACCAAAGGATCCACTTGACTCAAACAGCAACAATGTGATACAATTAAAGTCTATGCCAGATGATGTAAAAGATTATCTGGATAGATTCAATCTACTATAAAGAAAAGGAAACAAATGAATTCATTCAAAAAAATCGCTTTAGTTATGGCTGCAGCCGTATCAAGCACATTTTTGGTTGCAATTCCACAGGCTTCTGCTGCAGTGACAAACGGATATGTATTATCTGATTCACTTGCTGCTGGTGCACGTGGTGTAACCGTATTAACAGACACAACCAAGGCAGAGGCTGGAGTTAACGCAATTGTTGCATTAACAACAAGCGATACCTTGGCTGCTACTGCAGACGACAATCTATCTCTAGAAATTTCTGGTCCAGCAACATTTACTGATTACACAGCAGCAGGATCAAATCCTACGGGAGCAACACTTACTAATTTAGGTAAGACATTTACATTTACAGCAACAACATCAACAGCAGTTACACTGCCAACAAATGTTAAGTTGACTGTTAATGGTGCAGGTACCGTAACGATAACTCAAAAGAAGAAGGTTGGATCAACTACTTCTACTATTGATATTAAAACTATCTATGCTGGAACAACTGTAAAAACAAACGTTTTGTCTGTAGCAGACTCTTATGTTCGTGTACAAGATTCAGCAACAGCGGGAACACTAACATCTAGTGTAGATGTTGCAACTGCTACAAGCGTTACTAATGCAGGAACGGGATACGTAAACGTTCGTACAATGGATGCTTATGCAGCACAACTATCAACTAGCGGTGTAATTCAAGCAACTGCAACTAATGGTGCGGTAGTAGCATGGGATGCTGCTCCAAGCACACAAGTTAATACAGCAGCCAAAACAGGAACTTCTGGAGTTTTATATGTAGTTCAAGGAACTGCAAATGAAAACAAGCCAGTAAATACAACAATTACAATTACTTTTAATGGTGTAACTCTTGCAACTAAGAGTATTGCATTCTCAGGTCGTGCAGCATCAATTTCCGTAACAGGTGTTGACATTGCATTATCTAATGGAACACGCACAGGAACTTATGACTTTGTAGTTAAGGATGCTGCTGGTAATCAATTGGCTGGAATTACTCCAACTGCTGATACCACAAAATATACTTCTCAAGTTACTGCAGTTTCTGTAGGTGGATCTTCATCCGCTACAGCAGTACAAACTGGTGGTTGGACATGCGCTGCTACATCTGGTTCTTCTATTGTAAGAATCAAGCATGTATTATCAGACCTGTCTGAAATTTACTCAAACGAGTTTGTTGCAGCATGTGGTCTAGGCGTAAACAAGTACACAGCATCTCTTGATAAGAACTCTTATGTTCCAGGAGAAATTGCTACACTTACAATTTCCGCTACTGATATTAATGGCGCAAAGGTTGCAGATACCTCTACAGTTGGAAGTGGCGTTGCCATTTCTGGTGGCGGTATGACAGCAGTTGCAGCAGCAACATCAGCAGATACATTTGCTCAAGGTGTTAAGACATATAAGTTTACTGTTGGCAATGTCAATGGTTCATACAATATGATCGTAGATCTTCCAGCCTATGTAGCAACAGATGCAGCAAAAACTGTATCTTACAAGATTGCAGATGGCGCAATTAGCAATGCTGAGGTTCTTAATGGAATCGTAGCACTTATTGCATCTATCACAAAGCAAATTGAGCAACTTCAATTAATGCTTCTTCCTAAGAAAACAATCACATGTGTAAAGGGTAAGTTAACTAAAAAGGTTACAGCCGTTGCACCTGTATGTCCTACAGGATACAAAAAGAAGTAATTAACTTCTCTAAATTAGGGGGCAGATTAATTTCTGCCCTCTTTTTTTGTAATAAAATGGTATAATCATCCTAACAGACATTGTCTGTATAAGGGGGAAAGGTTAATTAAATCATTACTTATAAAAATTGGATTAATCGGTTTGTTTTTAACTTTATGGATGCTTATATCTCCAGTCGATCATGCACATGCTAGTGATGTTCCACCCCCAGCAGAACAGGTTGTTGTAAGTCCTGCCCAACAGGCAGTCAATACAGCCTTGGACACTGCTGCTACAGAAGTAGCACAGGCAGAAGCAGCATCAGATACCGCAACAGCCACAATAGAAACTGCAGTCCAAGCAGTAACAACATCTAACACTGCCGTAACAATAGCAAATACTGCAGTCACTGAAGCAATTACTGCGGTAGCAGAAGTGCCTTTGGTTATAGAAACAGCAACCACTTTAATTCAATCAGCACAAACATTAGTAGAGTCAACTACAGCAACTATAGCAACTGCAACCACGGCGGTAGCAGCAGTAACTCCTGCACGGACAGAGGCTCAAACACAATTAACTCAAGCAAATGTAGCAATTAATAACGCTCAAGATGCGGTAAATGCTTTAGCAGCCACAGTTGGGACAACATCAAATGTTTTAGCAAATACAGATGATGCGGGTATCCACATGAACCTTCCATTTAATTTACAGATGGGAGGAGTAACATATAACAATGTTTACGTTGGATCTAATGCAACTATTACTTTTGGTGTAAATGAAGGTGGAAATTATTATTCTACTCCTAATGCCCCTTCTATTTCTATAGCAGGATATGACTGGACTACATGGAGTAATGGTTCTGGGATTACATATTCAACAACTACTAATACACTTAACATTGCTTGGGATCTTAGAGTTTATCCTTTAACTACCGCAGAAACACAAATGACTCAGGTTAGATTTGATGCAGATGTAAATCCATCAGATGGTGCATGGCAAGCAGATGTAAATGTAACTGGACCTATTCCAAATGGTGCAAGGTTTAATGTAAGAGAGACAACGAATGGTGTTGTAACAAATATTAATAATACAAGCACTACTACAGGATTTACTGGAACAATCAGTCAGGGCTCTGCATTTACTCCTACCCCTGATCCAGACAATGCAACAGTACTGGCAGCAATTGATACAGCAAATGCACAAATTGCTACATTAAATTCAGCAATTACAGCAATTGTTGCAACAAATACAATAAATACAAATACAATTATTGCACCTATTGCAACTGTTTCACAAAATAATATTACCGAGTTATCAGAAGCAGCCACAATATTAGCAACAAAAATAGCAGAGATTGCAGCATCTACACCAGTTTATGTTGCACCTTCACTACCTGAAACACCTGTATTTGAGCCACCTATAGAAGAAATTCCTACAGAAGAGCCAGTTACAGAAGAGCCTATAGTAGAAGAGCCTATAGTAGAAGAACCTATTACTGAAGAACCAGGAATTGAAGAACCAATTATAGAAGAACAACCTGCAGAAGAGCCAGAAGTAGGATCAGAAGAAGCAGTAGAAGAATCTGTTAATGACGCATTATCTGATGGGCGAATAAATACAGAAGAAGCAGAAGATATTTTAAATGAACTTGCGAGTGATGGTGAAGTAACTGCAGAAGAAGTTCAAAATCTTGCAGATACTTTATCTGAAGACGGACAATTAACTAATGTAGAAAAAGAATTGATTGCAGATGCTCTTATAGAATCACTTGAAGAGGGAGAATCTTTGACTAAAGAACAGATACAAGAGGCAGGAATTGAATATAAGGATTTGCCTGCAGATACTCCAGTTGAGGTAAGACAAGATGAAAATGGTAATGAAGTTGTTATTGCTGCAGAGGTAGCAGCATCTTTAGTATTACTTGAAAATCCAGCAGAGTTATTATCAACAGCATTTGAAGATCCTGGAGCAGCACTCCAGGCATTGGGAAATATAGGTGCAGATATGTCAGATGAAGAAAGAGAAGAAGCAACAGATATGGTTGTTGCTACAGTTGTAGCAGCAGGTGCAGCAATTAACGCAGCAGCAGTTGCTGCAGGAGGAGCCACAGGAGGCAGCACTGGAGGCGGAGGAAGTTCTGGGGGAGGCTCATCAGGAGCAAATTCACCAGGTTCACGAGGAGGAAGAAAATGGTAAGAATAATAAAGAATATCCTAAAAGATATGGTAGACCAAGCATGGACCCTTCTTGGTATGTTTATTGCTTGGGTCGTTTTGGATGGAAGTGCAAAGACTGTTGTTGGCTATGGAATTATGGCTACAACTGCTCTTTGGATAATTACAAGTCCAATCAGAAATAGAAATGAGGAATAAATATGGCAACTAAAAAAGTGTTAGTAGATCATAAAAAAGAGAGCCCACAAAAAGCCCTTTCTAATATATTAATGCGTATTGTCGCAGTTTTTGCAGCATCTGGCCTATCAGTACTAGGCGCTGGAGCAGTTGTTGGAATTGATACAATTCAAGCAGTAATGTTAGCGGGACTACTTGGCGTAGCAAGCGTTATTGAAAGACTGGCAAGGGCTTTTTTAGACGATGGAAGACTCACATTGTCAGAGATCAATGATGCGTTTAAAACAGTAGACAAAAAGGCTAATTAGTCATTATTGACCATAGTTGACAGCCCTTTCTAGGAATGATATACTTAGGTATATCTATCTGGAGAGGGCTTTGCCTATGACTGTGCTTGCTGTTGTTCGTGATGAATTAACTAAAAAAATATATATGGCTGGTGATCGTGGTGCTTCCGATGACAACACAATTCTTTCTTTAACAGCACCAAAGGTTTGGAAACTTGGACCATATTTAATTGGATATGCTGGGGCATTGGACGGTGAGCGCATTCGTTATAACTTTAATCCATATGTGCCAGACATAAAAGATACAGACAAGTTTATGCAAACTAAATTTATTAAACAACTAAGAAATTTTTATAATGACTGGTGGGTAGACACAACTAAAGAAGGTGACCTTGGTCTTATTATTTGTATTAAAGGACAGATATATGAACACAGTTCTGTAGATATGTCTTTGTCTAAATATAATTTAGATTACTTGGCAATGGGATCTGGCGCTGAATATGCATATGGATACTTAAATGCTACAGAAAAATCTAAAGATCCTCGCAAAAGAGTTGTTGGAGCAGTAAATTCAGCAATTAAATTTAGCCCATCCTGTATGGGACCAGTTGACGTAGTCAGTGTTTAAGGCTATAATTAATACATGAACCATTTGCACGAAGACATATCTCCAGAAGAGCAGGAGTTTGGTATCTGGCTTGAAAACGGTATTGAAAGAGGTTGGGTAACACCACCATACTGCAATACTCATGATGGCGGATATGAGTACATGAGTGAAGAAGAACAAGAAGAGTGGGACCAAGGTGGCGACCCATGTTGTCATGTCATCAGATTGATGATATCTTAAAATGAAAAGGAATAAAATGAAAAAAATAGTAGCACTATTAGCAGTATTGTTTTCAGTTGTATCACCAGTTCAATCACAGGCTGCAATCGGTGAGCGAATTGTAATTATCGATAGTTATTTTGATAAGTCAAAAATTTCTGGTTCAGTTGAGTTTGTTTGTCTTGCAAGTGACAAATGTGTAAATATTGCAAAACCAAAGCCAGGACTTGGTACTGATCCAGTAAACCATGGAACAGTTATGGCAAATATTGCTCGTCAGCAAAACAGCACAGCAACACTTGTTTTAATTCAAACTGAAGAAGTTTCCCTTAAGGGTTCAATTACTACTTTGGACGGATCAGACTTTATCAAGGCTTTGAATTGGGTAAATTCAAACAAGTCTTCAGTATCAGCAGTTTCGTTTTCATACAATTTAACAAATTCAAATGCCAAGATTGGTGAATGCAGAATTTCTGCACAAGGTGGAGCAGTTAGAAAAATGGATTCTTCTATTAAGTCTTTGGTTGCTTCTCTCAAATCTGCAGGTATTCCAGTTTTAGCAGCAGCAGGTAACTTTAACAATAAGCCACTACAATATCCAGCATGCCTTGCTGATGTGGTATCTGTTGGATCTACTGGTCAGACAACATATCATCAGAAAAATGTAAAGGTTGTTGCAACAATTGTTACACCAAGCAACACATCAGATATGTATACAGTTTCCCCATGGCTTGGAACTGTACAGTTTAATACTTCTGCAGCAACTATCGCAGTTGCAGCAAATTGGAAGTCTATTACAGTAGGTAGCCCTACCGTAACAATTCTCTCTAACTAAGAGAATGGTGGGGTGTAACTCAGATGGTAGAGTGCCGAACTGTTAATTCGGATGTCGCAGGATCGATGCCTGCCACCCCAGCAAGGTATGGTCTGGTAAAATAAATATATGAATCAAAATAATTTTTTCAATAAAGGAAGACTTGGTTCAGAGTATTGGAT